GACAGCAGGAGCAGTAGCCGTAACGACCCAGGCAGCAGGGAAACGGCGTACAAGAGAATCACCAGAGGCAGGAACAGCAATGGTGGAAACTCCAGAACCGGAGTTTTGGGTGGGGGAAACAGCGGCAGGGGGGGCGAGGGCGATCGACATGGCGGGGGAGAGGAAACGACGGAGGGGACGAGGGACGATATTGTCGTAGAGAGCGGGCCAGTAAAACGTGAGATCACGATCGAACCAGTGGGGAGTCTCAACGGATACGGCGGAGGAAGGCTCGGCTGAAGAAGGGGGAAGATCTTCAGTAACGACGTGGAGGTGGGTGAGGGGGGAGGAGGGCAAGGTGGGGGGTAAAGAATTAGAGGGCGAAGTATTGGTAGGGGAAGGGGTAGAGAGATCAAAATCCAGCACGAAAGAAATGTGGTAGGGTGGGGAAAAGATAGAGGAAACAAGACTCACTGACTTAGTGTGAGCTTCGATATACCTTAAGCCGGGGTTTAGCCGACCGACTGTGACTATAATTCTGTTAGGTCACTGGCGATCAAAGATCATACCAGCGCCAGACCATGCGTTGAAAGCGTGCACGGGGCTTTACCACGGGTGTCAAACCGGGCTCCCACAACGGAGGCCTCATTTGGACAGTCTTGCCCCAACGGTAATGCCGATGGGACTAACCACCCGTGCTCGTCCTCATTGAAGGAGAAGCGTTGGGTTCAGGTGACGACACGTAAAGAGTGATGCCGCTGGTTTTTGGGTCTTGACCGCGCAGAAAAGATGGAAGCGGCCACTTCCTGAAATTAGGTATAATATCATCGTTATTTGCTATCCCGCGACGGTTCATGTTGAACGAGCGCGGCTGGGTTTTTTTTAAAAAAACAGCGGAGGAGAATCAAGCAAAGTTCCGTAGGGATTTGGAACCCTGCTTCGGGAGGATACCGTTGTAGAAAATGGACTGCGGTGTCCAGGTGGGGGAGGGAGGAGGGAGATTAAGGCTGGGGACGCGAAGAGAATGTGACACAACGTGCTGCGTGAGCATAGTGTACACAACCGAGTAGCTCTCATCGTCGGTGTAGGGGAGAGCGATCATCTGATCAGCGAACGAACGGTAGAAGTCAGCATCGAAGGGACGTTCGACGATGGCAACTTCGAGCCTGTTACGCATGTATTGGTAGTCGTACGTGAGACGACCACCAGTAATAAGATGACCGAAGAGATGACCAACCGAAGAGTGGTTAACCTTGGGCACCATATCCCAGGTCAGGGGACGGAAAAGGGAGTTGGTGCGAGGTGTGCCAGAAATCAGAGAATCATCCCCACCGAAAGCCTGAGGAACATAACGGATACCGGTATACATGGCGTTGGTGAGTGCCAGATTGCCCAAAGTGTTGAGCAAAAAAGTGTACCGATTACCAGAATGTTGCATAAGGCGGAGATTACCACCAAAGAACCGGGTTGTGGATGCTTCCTGCAGGAACGTGTCGACATAGTCCTTAGGGAAACCGAGCTGGGAGAACATCCAGGCATAGAAGGCAAAGAAAGGGCCATCTATGCTGGAATCCCAAGCGGTGAAGTCAGTTTCCGTAAAACCGTCGGCCTGAGTGAGGAAAGTGCTGGTGAAATTAGCAAGGTCCTCAGTAGTTCGTCGCAGGTGAAGGTACACATGAGCCGGGCATTCCTCAAGAATCACCTTTTCGAGGCAGAGGGCGTAGACCGCGTCACGGAACGTCTTCGTCGCCGCAAATGAAGTGACAATCTGCCCAGCAGTTGCATTACCGCCCCATTTCTCATTTTTCCGGACGACCTGTGATTTCAAGAACGTCTTGGTGAAGGTGAGGTCCCAATCAACATCTTGGACAAGGAGAGAGCGTTGAATATCCTTGAGAGTTTTCTTGGAACACCAAGAGTCAAGCACCTCCTCAGTGCACAAATCGAGGAGGGCAGAGAAATCACGGCGTTTGCGGAAGGTGGGGAACTGGGAAAGGAACCCCGCCTTGAGTTGGTGGAAACGGCTGCCACGAGATGCAAAATTGATGGCATCAAGGTTGGCAGCGCCGGTAGCGGTGCGTAAACGCTTCGCGTACGAGGCTGCCTCGGTAGCACGGTCAGCGCGTCCATGGTGAAGGGCACCGGGGTGTTTGTGGGCAGGGAACTGCTCCGAAACCACCTTACCAACGGAAAACTCACGGACGGAAGCGTCACGAAAGTCGGGTTGGGTGAACATGTGGGCGGGATCGAAGGGGAGCTCAGGGGGAGGAACCGGTGCTGATGAGGGGGGGTTGGTCGCGGCTCTGGCAATACGGGTGACC